CAAGGTTGTTGATCTGCAGCGGGTAGCCGAGCATCTCGCCTTGTCGCTGGAGGTCCGGGTATTCCTTCGCGAAGACCAGATCGAAATCGCGGTAGGTCGTGCGGTTCCGCATCAGCAGTTCGCGTTGCTGCTGTCGATGCGCGCGCAGCAGCGTCACGGTCTCGGCGCCGAGCGACACCGTCCGCGACAGCCCGGTCTTCGTCGGCCCAAAGACGGGATCGGGACCCGGCTTCAGGAGCTGCTCCACGATCCGCAGCTTGCCGGCGTCGAGATCGAGGTTCGCCCACTTGAGGCCGCACAGTTCGCCCTTCCGGGCGCCGGAGTCCAGCGCGAGCGCATAGAACGCCGCCTGGCGCGGTCCGGCGGCCAGGGCGGCCAGCAGGAAGGCGCGGGCGTCGATCGCCGTCCAGCAATGCTGCAGTGCGTCTTCGGCGCGCTTCTGGCGCGGCCGCCGGGGTTTGTGATCGAGGTCGATCGCGGGGTTGCGCGCGAGGTGTCGATCCTTCGTCGCCTTCCGCAGCGCCTGGAACAGGATCGTGTGATGCAGCGTCAGCGTCGTCGCCGCCTGCGCGGCGCCGGCGTAATACTGCTCCAGGTGCGTCGGCCGGATCTGCTGCAGCAACATCTTGCCGATTGCCGCCGGCGCGAGATCGTTGTCGATGATGCCTTCATACCGCTCGTAGGTCGAGGGTCGGAACTTCTTCGCCGACGCCTTCAGCCATTCCTTCAGCCAGGCGCCGAGCGTCAGCGTTGAGGGATCGACGTAATCGCCATCCTTCAGGAGTTTGAGGAGGTCGGCCAGATGCTCCTCCGCCTGCTTCTTCGTGCCGCGGAAGGTGGACCACTTCTGTTTGCGTTTCAGCCGGCCGGTGTCGGGATCGGGGACGTAACCGAGATCGAGAATGACGCTCCACGCGCCTTTGGATCGTTGCTTGAGACTGCCTCGCATCGGAATCTTTCTAGCGGCGAGGCGCCTATAATTCGGCAGCTCGCTCGCTCGGGACATTCGAGTGAACGGGTCAGGGCTGTTCGGACGTTTCCGCGTCCGTGCAGCCCGCTTGAATCTCCATCATACCGTCACCAGACGCCTGCCGGTGGAGGTCCTTCAGTTCGAGCACTTCGACCCGATCGTGGAGCCGCTCCAGCAGCGGCATGATCCGGCTGAATGTGTCGCGAATTTCTTCAATAATCACGCGCGCGGTTTCGTCGTCGATCATCAGCGCACCCTCTCTCGTAAACGAAGCCACGACACCGACGATGGTGAATAAACCGATATTGGTTTAATCAGCGGGTTGTTTCTAAACCCGGTGAGCGCCCGCTGCGCGACGCTGACATCGGTCTGCTGATAGCTCGGAAACGGCGTGAGCGAGATCTCGACGATCTCCAGGTCGAGCAGCTCGCGGACGACGATGCCGGCGTCGTTGCGCCAGGCGTCCTTCAACGTGCGGAACCCGAAGGACGCCCCGGTCAGGTCGCCGCGCTGGACGAGCGCGAGTGCATCGTGGCCGGCTTGTGTCGGCGCCGGGTCGAGCGTGAACGCCAGCCCGCGCGCGTCCTTCGTCAGCGTCAACGTCTTCGGCGTCCGGCCGAGGACCGCGCCCGGATCATGGTTGTAAAGGCAGCGAACATCGACGCCAGGCGCGAGCGCCCGATCGACCGCCGAGGGACGGATGATTTCCACGAACCCGCCGAGGTCGGCGCTCCGCGTGTCGAAGACGACGGCATGGCCGACGAGGCGCTGCCGATCCGCGCGGAGTTCGAGGACGGCGCGCCGTTCGATCGAGGTATCAGGCGACATTGGGTTCCCTCCCGCTGATCGGCGCCAGCGCCGTGTTGACCATGTAGGTGTCGCCGCCGTCGATCGGATTCAGCCCGATCGCCTTCCTCGCTTCGTTCTGAGAGAGGAATCCGTTCTGGATGCCGGACTGCAGCGAGGCATTGAGCGACTTGATGTCGTTGCGGACGAGCGCCTGGCGATCGAATTGGATGGTGTAGAGGTTGAACTGCCGGCTCGTCAGGAGATCGCGGCGCAGCGCCTCTTCCCAGAGTTCGAAGAGCGGATCGAGCGCGCCGGTGACATACGCCAACTCGCCGCTTTCCATGTTCGAGTAGTTCGCCTTCGAGAGGTCGCCGATCTTCCAGATCGGGACCCGGAAGGCACCGGCGATCTGTTCGTTGAGCGCGCGCAACGTCTCGGTCATCTGCGCGTCGTCGTTACTCATGGAGATCGGCTCGAACTTCAACCCGCTATCGAGGACCGGCACCTTGTGCGCGTTCTTGCTGCCGCCGTAGTTGGCGGCCCAGTAATCGCGTAAGCGAATCACCGTGTCGTCGGAGACCTTGCCATCCGTCTGCAGGATGCCGGCCGGCCGCGCCCCGTTCAGGAAGAACTTCGCCAGGTATTGCTGCATGGCGAGCGCCGTGCCGAGGAGTTCACGGCAGCGGGTGATCGGCGTTTCGCTCACCAGTTCGAGGATGGGCGGCGCGCTGGAGTCGAAGGTCCAGACGTATTGCTGGCCGGCGCCGGAATAGGTCCACCGCTTACGCCGGAGCGCGTCGCGATCGACTTTCATCGCCGACGATTCCAGCGGCCAGAGCGCCTCGACGCGGCCATCGACGCGGACGATCTCCGCAAACGCGCGCCCGTAGAGCAGCAGCTGCCACTGCAGGAAGTGCTTGACCATATACGCCGTCTGCTCAGGGTTCGAGAGGACCGAGAGGATCTCGAAGAGCGGATGATCGACGGCGTCGATGAACGTGTCCGGTCCGGTCTTCTGCCGGAGCCGGATCGGCGTTCGCGCGAGGTCCTGGCTGAGGACCTGGATGCAGGCGAAGACGGCCGGCACCGTGAGCGCCGTCTCCGGCGAGATCGTCGCGCCGCTCTCGGTCGGTCCCTCCGCGATGAGCGCGCGCACTACAGGTGACGGCAGCGCCAACGCCCGCCCTTCCCACCAGCGTCGAATCGGATTACTCATAAACAGTTCCTGTCACAAGAACCCGCGGAGACACAGATCTGTGTCTCCGCGAGAAGAGCGCCTAGACGATGAACTTGCTGATCCGGACGACGGCGAGCGGGTTCGGCACAACGAGATCCGCGCGCATGATGGCGCGCAGCTCGCTCTGGTCGGTGTTGAACAGGCGACTGCGATCCAGCTCGATGCGCGTGTCCTGCCGGAACACGGCGACGACCTGGCTCGCGTCGTAGACGTAGGCGGAACTTTCCAGCGTCCCTTCAGCGATGCTCAACTGCGAGCTGAGAAAAACCGGAACGCCGTAGATGAACCGCTCGACCGCCTGGCCGGCGCTGCCGGCGCTCTCCTGCAGCAGCGGTTTGTTGTTCGCCGTCGTCCCTTCCTTGATCTTGCTGAGGGTTCCCCATGTTCTCGGGTGCATCACGATCGCGGTCGCGTTCGCATTGTTGGTTTCGAGCGTGGCGATCGCGGTCGCGAAGACATCCAAGTTCGCCGGCGCGGCGGCGAGCGTGGCATCCAGGACGATGCCGACGACGTTCTTCAACCCGCGAATTTCCGGCGGGGTCCCGCTGCCTTCGAAGACGCCGAGGTCGAACTTCAACGCCAGCGACCGCGCGACCTGCATTTCGAGCAGCGAGACGACATCGGGATTGCTGTCCGCGATCAACTCGTTACTGATCGTCTGTAAGGAGGCGAGCTTCCGCGGCGTCGCGACGAGGTCGGTATAGCCGGGGTCGGACGGCGTAATCGTGCCGCCCTCCGCCGTCCAGGCCGCGGTCGGGTCGGCGTCGATGCGCGGAACGTGCAAAGCATCGCGGTCGGTGCGAATCACGCGAATCCCGCTCTTGAGCGCGACCGAGGTCGCCGCCAGCCGATCGAAAAATCCTGGCCCCCACTGGTCCGGGGAGATCGCGACGCCGGCGCCGGTCCCGCCGGCGAGCGCGCGGAGTTCGATGCCGAAGAGTCCGGTCGGCGTCTTCTTCGTGGGCTGCGATCGCTGGCTCTCCGGCACGAAGGCGCGCTGCTCGCTCCGCTGCTCGACGGCGCGCTGCAGGCCGAGGATGGCGTCGCGCTCACGGATGTTGGCGTCGTAGGACCGTTGCTCGGAGGCGAGCAAGGTATCGCGGTTCGCCTGGCTCGCCGTATCCAACACGGTCTGCGCCTGCGCGCTTCGCAGTTGCACTTGCGTCGTAAAGGCGGCGAGGACATCGTCGCCGAAGGCGCCGCGCTGGGCGGCGATCGTCGTCAGGTCGGTCAACGGCAACGCTGCCGTTGCTTTCACAAAGTCTTGAATCTCCATGTCGAACCTCAGAAAAACAGCACTGCTGTTTTTTTGTTCACTGCTCGATCTTCCGGCCGGCGACCGTCGAAGATCTATGCGGCCTGGCTCGGTGAGCCATCGGCCAAATCGGCAGCGGCGCTGCTGATTTACCAAGCTTCAATGTGTCGGTCCTTCCGTCCCTGGCAGCGGGACCGGCGTCCCAAACTTCGCCAGGTCGTGCGGGTCAATCGAGTAGCCGCACAACCATTGGTCGATGCGTTGCCCATCCGGCGTTAGGCGCGCGACATCGATCCGCAACGCGCGGCCGTTGATGTTCACGGTGAGGTCGCTTAGGGCAATATCGCCGACGCCGGCGGATTCGAGCAGTTGCACCAGGACGACCTGAAACAGCGCCACCGCGGCACGGGTCGGAAGTTGTGGCTCGCTCATGACGCTTCCCCCAGGAAAAAGATCCGCGGTTCACTCGTCGGCGTCGTCGCCGTCGCCACCAGCCCGCTCAACGCCAGGCACAACGCATCGACCGCGTCGATCTTGTTCGGCGACATCGCCGCTTCCTTCGTCGGCAGCAGGCTCCCGTCACGGCGCCGTTCGACGCAGGCGTTCGAGACTTGCCAGGTCAAGAACGACGAGCCGGTATGCCGGAGTTGCTGCGCGCGGATGCGGGCCTCAAGGTCCTTCGCCGGCGCGGTGAAGACCTTCGCGTTCTTACTCTCGACGCGCGCCGGCAGCCCGCTCGTCGTCAGGTTCGCCGCGAGGTTAAGCGCGCCGAAGCGTTCGATCGCGATGTCCTTCACGTCGAAGCGTTCGCAGTCCGCTCGGAGATCAGCCTCGATGGTCGGGTAATCGGTGAGGTTGCCATCGGTGACGATGAGTTCGCCGGCCTGGACCCATTGGGCATACGCCGGCACGGCGCGCGCGCGCTCGCTGACAACGAGCGCCGGCAAGTAGCCGCGCACGAAGACGTAGACGAGATCCGCGCGCTGGAAGCAGAGCGCGACCGCGGCAATATCGTCTCTTTCTGCGAGGTCAACGCCGATCCAGCAGGGTTCGTGTTCGAAGTCGTCGAGGCGAAGTAGTGGATCGGCGCAGCGCGCCCAGGCCGGCATTGACAACCAGGTATTCGCGGAATGGAGCCAGCGGCTGCAAATTTTGACTTCGAACTCTCCCTGAAGACCGGGCGTCGCGATCGCATCATCTCGATAGCGCCGGACATACTCGATCGTTGGCGAGATGCCGATCATCGGCGCCGCCTTGATCCACGTCGCTTCGTTCTTCCAGTCGTCGCCTTCATCCAGCTCGTAGAGCGCCGCGAACAGATGATCCGCTTCGATCACGCCTTCGAGCAGTTTCATGGCGGTCGAGCGCAGCGCATAGCCGACGCTGGTCAGCGAGTAGCCGGCGGTTGTCGGCGCCATCAACATCGGATCGACGCGCGAGCCTTGCGCCGACTTCAACACGTCATGCAGGCTGAAGTCCTGCGCGTGGGATTCGTCGAGCGAGATGAAGGAGGGATTCAGCCCGTCCTGTGTCGAACTCTTCGCGTTGATCGGTTTGGCGTTCGCGCCGGTCGCGTCGAACGTGATGGCATTCGCAAAGACCTGCAGTTCGAGCGCGCGCAGCCAGGCGGCGCGCCGGACCATGCGCTGCATGATCGAGAACACGATCCGCGCCTGGCTGCCGGTCGTGGCGCCGCAGACGACTTGCCCGCCGGGTTCCTGCTCGATGCACAGGTGATAGAGCGCGCAGGCGGCGACGAGCGTGGACTTCGCCGACTTCCGCGCGACCTGGAAGAACACCGTCGTCACCAGCCGGCCGCCATCAGATCGCCGGCGGAACCCGTAGGTCGCGGCGAGCATGAAGACCTGCCAGGGTTCGAGCCGGATCGTCTCGGTCGTCCAGCGGCCTTCGACATGCGGCAGCTTCTCGATGAAGGCGCCGACATCCTGGACGTGATCGGGCGACCAGACAAAAGCATTCGAGCGCCGGCGGGCCTGCACCCGCATCCGGCGGAAGCGTTCGCAGGCAAGCTTTGTCCAGCGACAGGCGACGATCTGGCCGGCGGCGACCTCACGGACGTAGCGATTCGCGATCGCGACGAAGTTCC